CCTCCTCGGATCACGTCAAGGACAGGGGCTCTTGCTAATAGCATGTTTCTTGAAACCAGGATCAACGGTACTGACATTGAGGTTCGCTTCGGTTCCGATAGCATCAAGTTTGCTATCTTCGTTACGGGAGGGGTAATCACTCCCAAGCGGGCGCAAGCGTTAGCTATCCCAAACACAAGTGCTCAAGGCCCAGGTGGGCTACCTATCTGGCCTTCCCCACTTATCCGTAAAGACTTTCAAGTAGTAAAGTCTGGAGGGGCAGCCTATCTTCGTCGCAAGGACATGGATTTCATTTCCCACACGCTTAGGAGATTTGTCGTGATTCCCCCTAAGCTTGCTGGTATTAATGAGTTCGTTATCGGATACGTAGAGAAAGTGATAACTCCTGCTATCGAGGAAGCAGTGGCACGAAGGTTAGATAATGCCTGATTCGATACGAGAAAAGATCATTGCCAATGTAGTCACTACTCTACAGAGCGTTACTGAACCCACGTACGACATAACGATTCAAGAGGTTCTACGAATTCCACGAGGAGGGTTTCAGGTAAACGCTCTCCCTGCGGTCATTATCATTGACGCAGGCGAAACTACACAGGATGGAGTTCCTTGTAACAAGCATACGAGAAGTCTGTTTCTCAGTTTGATCTGTTACAACTATGCTTTCGAAGGCTTGTCCGAAGCCTCGAATAAGCTGATGGCGGCAGTCGAGAAGGCGTTATGGGTGGATAGGACACGAGGGGGGTGGGCTTACGATACTGATGTCATAGCCAATGAAATGATCTTGAGTGAGGACGCTATTCCCTATGGGGGAGCTATCATTCAGGTTGAGATCCGTTACCGACATGCTATATACGACCCGTATAACCTGTAGGAGTCTCTAATGCCTCAGCTTCGTAAGCTCTCCACTATAGCCATCAAAGAAGAAGCGACCGAGGGGTCGATGGTGGCTATCAATTCTGCTAACGATGCTAAGTATCTTGTTTCTGAAGTTCAGTATCGTCCTGAGACTACCAAGATTGAGCGTGATCCTCACCCGACCTCTTTTGCGAGGAAACCGGGTGTAATCGCTATTCGACTGGCGAGGATTAGTTTCACAACTGAACTTGTCGGCTCGGGGGACCCTTCCCCGGATACTGAGCCAACATGGGGTCTTCTACTCAAGGCATGTGGCTTTAAGGCTACCGCAACTGCTTCAACAAAAGTTGACTTCGATCCGGTTACCAATGCAGTTTACGGTCTCGCATTCGGTAACGTCACGATTACTATCTGGGTCTATGAGGATGGAATCGTAAAGAAAGCCCGAGGCTGCCGAGGAACAGTTAAGTTCCGTGGCGAAGCCGGAAACCTTTGCTTTGCGGACTGGGAGTTCCTTGGAGTCCATGATAGCGTGGCTGATGCTGCTTACCCACCGCTCTCTACTGGGTATGACGCTTCACAGCCCCCAATCCTGGAGTCTGCTAACTTTACGTTCCAAGGCATTTCTGGGATCTGCTTCAGGTCTTTTGAGATCGACATCGGGAACACGATTGTTCCCAGGTTCTGCGCTAACTCTGTTTCTGGGGTGAATAACATATTCATTTCGGATCGACTGGTTAAGGGAACTATCGATCCCGAGCAGGTACTCGTTTCTGTATTTGATCCTCTCACAAATCACGTAGGCGGTATCGTTGGAGCTTTCGATCTCACGATTGGAACTGTGATCGGGAATAAGATCCAGTTCTCGGCTCCAGCTGCTCAGGTGATGATCGATAACGTTGAAGAGGCTGAGAGGGATGGGATTCTCACTAACACTCTGAGTCTCTCGTTCAATACGCCGCTTCTGGAAACTCCTACGGATAAGGAGATCCGTATTACCACTAAGTAAGGAGGGTAAATGGCAATTGGAGTCGATGTTAATGTGCCGTTTAAGTACGTCTTGATAGCTGATCGGGAACTTCCCCCCGAGCAACAAACAGTTTTCAAGATCCGGCCCATGCTCATGAGTGAGAAGCTTGCTTATGTTAAAAAGTTTGGGGAAGAGGCGCATGAGGTGACGATTGAGGAATGTGTTGAGCTCTTGAATAGGTACTTGATGGGATGGGAAAACTTCAAGAACTCCAAGGGCGAAGATATCCCATTTGTTCCTAAGCTCACAAAGCTCGATACTCTTAGTGAACAAATGCTGGTCGAGCTTACCGGCGCTGTCTTCGAAGTGAACTCGATGACGAAGGAGACAGCAAAAAACTAAGGTTAGGGGCACTCGTATATGGCGGGGCAGTGAAGCTTCACTGCAACGAGTGCCCCAAGTGGCCGGAAGAGAGAAGGAAACTTCACGGCTGCGTAGGTAAAACAGAAACTCCTCTCTTTGAGTTTGAAGGCGAGAAGATCTATCAGTGTGTGGGAAGATTGGTCACGGAAGATACGAAATCCTTCCTGCGTATCTACAACATGTGTAAACTCTTCGAAAAGCTTCCACTTGCAGGCGGAGTACTCGATCAGCCCGTTTTTTTCATGGAAGCAGCTACTTTGATAGAATCGACAGTGCAGGAGATCGAGAAAGAGAAAAACGAGTAGAATACTCCAACAAAAACACAGGCTATCCCGCTCCAAAATGATTTTAGGTACTAAGCATCATGTGCTCTCTCGAACGCCGTATACGCGGAGTATCCCACTTTCAGTAATTTCTGAAAATATCACGCAGCTATAATTTCAAAAAATGGCAAAAACAGCTACAGTACGATTAGTTCTCAAGAACGAGGTAGTTCCTGCTCTAAAGGATATCTCGACTCAGCTTGTGGCGTTCTCTCAAAAGATAGAGGCTGCTTTTGCTAACGTTAACTTTGGTAGCAAGATTCAGAAGGAATCTGATAAGGCGAAGAGTGGCTTAGCTGGACTCAGTAAGGGTTTGTTTGGATTTAGAGATAAGCTGACCGGAGCGTTTAATGTAATTCCCAATCTCATTGCAACTACGTTCCGTAGGCTCGCTCGACTTCGAACTGCGTTCTTCATTCTTATAACCTTCCTTGCAGTGAGACCCCTAATCCGCTTCGCTCAAGGTATCCTCGATGAGAGTGCGCGGGGTAACTTCGCTTTACAGAGCTTCCGCACCAATTACGGCCGGTTCAAAACGATACTCTCCGAGAGGTTCACTCCAGCTATTGAAGCGATTCTCGCAAAAGCGATAGATGCTGTTATTACCTTCATTGGGTACCTCAGTGAGAATAAAGCAATCATCCCGGCAGTCCTCACTGGGATAGAAGGTATAGTCGATGCGATTAAGGCTCTTACGAATGCCTTTTTAGCCGCAATAGAAGGGGCGAATGTCCTTACCTACACTCTTCAGAATATTCTTGGTAAAGATGCTGTAAGCAATCGAGTTCAGAACATTGAAGACAATCTGAAGACTCTTACGGATCGTCTTGCTGAATATCCAATAAAGTTAGCCAGGGTTGATGCTGAAATAGCTCTTGTTGAGGCGAGAAGGAAAAAGGCATCTGGTGACCCGTTCTTCGACTTCGTTAAATTCGATAAGGAAATTAACGAGCTTAAGAAACAGAAGACTCAGTTTCTTAAGGATTTCTTTGCTCCCTTAAGAGATGTAAACAATAACCTAATTGAAGTACCGACTTCAGGTCTTGGTGTCGGAATCAGAGGGCTGATAGAGCAGTTGAATAAGGAGAAGGCAAAGATAGTCAATTCCGGTTTCATTACTTCAGCCCAACAGGCTGAAGAAGCATACGGAAGACTGTCCACGTATTCTGCTGCCGCACTCCAGAACGTTAAGGACATAATCACGCTTTCCCCTGCGTGGAAAGTTATCTCGGATTTGATTCAGGCAGGATTTAGTGGTGCGGTTGAAGACGTTAAGAAAACCAAAGAAGAGGTCAGTGCTCTCGAACTCCAGTTAAATGATTTTGTTGACGGTTTTGCTGATGGACTTACTTCCCAGCTTAAAACCGTTAGAGAACTATCGGAGGAGCTTGGTAAGGCTATCCGAGATGGAATCGTTGAGGGACTTGGGGATACCATCCTGAATATCATTCGTGGAAGGCTCTCGAAGATTAAGGATGTTCTTGCAGATACGCTAAAGGCGTTCCAGCGATCTATTGCAAACTTCATTGCTCAGACATCGTTCGATGCTCTGGCTAACTTCGGAAAGAGTGTAGCTATCCCCGCAGTGGGTACTCTCCTGGGATTAGGGGGTACCTCGGCAGCACCAGCAGGGCCTCCAAAGGCAGACGGTGGAATGGTATTCGGCAGACAGCTTGCCCAGATCGGTGAGACCCCCGAAGCTTTCGTTCCACTCAAGGGAGGAGCGATACCAGTTAGGATGTCAGGTGGAGGCAGGGCTGGGAATATCGTTATCGCTCCTTCTCTGAT